CATGCCAGCCGCATCCGCCGGAACGGCCGCCACAGCGCGCTCACCACCGCCGGCGGGGTCGCGCTCTCGGTCCCGCGCGCCAGATAATGGTCCGCCGCCAGCCGCACGATGCCCTGCCGCAACGCTTCGGGCACGCCGTTCAACTCGCCCGCCATCCCGGCGCGATAGCGGACCGCCAGCACCCGCCCGTCCCCCGCGCGCGTCGATCGCACCCACCCGTCGCCCGCCGCGTCGATGTCGATCGCATAGGCCTCGACCGGCAAAGCCTCGCTCGCGCCGTCCGCGTCCACCGCCGCCACGCTCTCGATCGCCAGCACCGGCCGCGCCGACAGCCGCTGCCAGCCGCCGGTCCCCGCCACCGTTTCGCGCGCCGACCGCGCGACCAGCCATTGGCCGACAAACTGCTCGCACAGCGCCGCCGCCCCGCGCAGCAACCCGGCCAGCACCGCGTCCTCGCCCTCGGTCTCGATCCGCAGATAGGCTTTCAATTCCGCCAGCGATGTCGCCAGAGCCCCGCTTTCCTGTTCCGCCAGCATCAGCGCTCCTCCACCCGGATCGTCACCGATCGCTCATCCATCTGCCCGTCGGACAGGGTGACGCGGTTGGTCAGCCGATAGAGCCGCCCCACCATTCCACCCGCCAGCCGCGCGCTGCTGCGCTGCGCCTCGAACACCGTCGCCTCCACGGTGACGCCGCCCGGTTCGTCGGGGCCGACCGTCCACCCGCTGGCGATCAGGCTCTGCCCCGCCAGATAGGCCGACCAGTCGATCGCATGGTCGATCCGCGCCTGCGGATCTTTCACAATCAGGCTCATCTGATCTTGCTCCCCCTTGTCCCCTCGACCCGCATCGCCGCCGCCCGCGCCGCCACGCGCGCGCCCAGTTCCGGCCGCACCCCGATCCGCCATGGCCCGGCCCAGCCGCCGCCCGCGCCGACCGCACCGATCGCCGCCGCGCCCAGCGCCTCACCCTGCAACATCGGCCGCCTCCAGCGCATCGAGCCGCGCCTCGATCCGCGCGATCGCGCGCCGCTGCCATGCCGCTTCCAGCGCCAGGCACTCCTCGTAACGCAGTCCCCAGCGGTCCCCCGCCGCGACCGCAGGCGTCACCGCGCCGTCCTCATCGACCTGCGCCGCGCGCGCGTCCCAGCGATCGCGGCACAGCAGCCCCAGCCGCACCGCCGCGCCCGCGCCCAGCCGCGCGTCGATCGCGTCGCGCACGTCCTGCGCCACCAGGCCCAGATGGACGCGCGCCTCCGCGCCCTTCTCCGCCACCGCCGCGACGAAGCGGAACTGCCGCCATCGCACCGCGCCCCAGGCCTCGATCAAATCCGCGCCGACGTCGGCCAGATCCTGCTTCGCGCGCGCGTCCGACGTGCTGATGGTCCCGCTCGCGGCATAGATGGTGGACCATCGCGCCGCCCCGCTCCCCAGCGCAAAGCCATTATCCGCCGACGGCGCCACCGCGCCAAAGGCGGTGATCGCCTGATGCTCCAGCCGCAGCGTCTCCTGCATCGCGCCCGACCCGGTGCGCCCGACATAGAAGTTCAGCCGCGAAGCAAGATTGGTCGCGCCCGGCGACGCGCCGACATAGCTGGTGCGGATGCGCGATAATTCGGTGAAATTACCCTCGATCTGCCCCCAGACATTATAGTCCCCGATGACATCGCCGCTCGCTATGTCGGTCCGCGCCGCCAGCGTGCCATTGGCGCGATAGAGCCGGTTATTGGCGAGCGAGCCGATGCCCACCACGCGGAAACTGGCCTGCCCGCCATCCATCATCACCGCCAGCGCCGGCGTCACCACGCTCACCCGCCCCATCCATCCTTCCGCCGGATACGTGTCGCTGGTCAGCGTGTTGATATGCAGTTCGGCGCCGCTCATCCGCTGCACGCCGCTCGCGCCCAGCGCGCCGATCCGCGCCCGCACCGCCCCGGCATCGCCCTGTTCCAGCAGCGACCGCCCGAACCCCGCCGTGGTCAGCGCCGCGATCGCGTCCAGTTCCCCGCTCGCCGCCTGCCGCCCCGCCAATCCCTCGGCCAAGCCCTCCGCCAAGCCCTCAAGCGCCGCCTGCTGGCTTTCCAGCCCCCCGGCAAAGCCATCGACCGTCATCTGCGCCGCGCCGACCGCCGCCGCCAGCCCGTCCATCGCGACCTGCTGCGCGCCCAGCGCCTCATCCAGCCCCTCGATCGCGCTCATGTCATGGCCATGCCCCTCGACCGCCGCGATCCAGCCGCTGTGCGGCGTCAGCCCGACCAGCTTCTCGCCCGCGGCGAAATCCACCGCCGCCCCGTCCGCCGACGAAGCGACCGGGCCGCGCACCAGCCGCCCCTCGCCATCCAGCGTCCCGGTCCCCGCCTCCCATTGCGGCGGCGCGCCCACGCCCATGATGACATAGGGAAAGCTTGCCCCCGCGCTCACCGCCTCGGCAAAGGTGCGATGCCCCGCCACCGCCCCGCCCAGCGTCAGCGGCCCGCTGCCGCCATCATGACAAACCTCCCGCACCAGGTCGGCCATTTCCAGCCCCGTGATCGCCATGTCCGCTCCCCCCTGTAAAATGGATGAAAAGGGGGGAAGCCGCCCAGGCCTCCCCCCCATGGACAATCACGAAGCCGCGAACTTCATCAGCTTGATCGCCTCGCTGTTCGCCACGCCGCCGCCGATCCGCTTGACCGCGTAGAAATGCACGAACGGCTTGTTGCTGAACGGATCGCGCAGGATGTTCGTGTCGCTGCGCTCGGCGATGACATAGCCGGCCTGGAAATTGCCGAAGGCGATCGACAGGCTGTTCGCGGCGATGTCGGGCATGTCCTCCGCCTCGACCACCGGATAGCCCAGCAGCGTGGCGGGCTGTCCCGCCATCATCGACGGTTGCCAGACAAACGCCCCGTCGCTGGTCTTCATCTTGCGGATCACCGCCAGCGTCGCGCTGTTCATCACGAACGCCGCCCCCTGCCGATAGGGCGCGCGCAGGCTCTGGATCAAGTCGATCAGCCTGTCCTGCGGATTGCTCGCCGGAAAAGCGCCCGCCGCGCCCGACGCCACATATTGCAGCGATCCGAACGCGCGCACCCCGTCCGCTTCATTGGTGGTCGTATAGGTCAGGAAACCCTTGGGCTTGTTCGTGCCATTGCCGCTGACGAAGGCCGCGCCTTCCGCCGCCGCGAACTCCCGCGCAATCTCGCCCGCCAGCCATCCTTCGACATCGAACTGCGCATCGTCCAGCATCGCCTGGCTCGCCGCCGGATTGGCGAACAGTTCGCCCGACGGCGGCACGATCTCGTTAAAGGTCGGCGTCCCCGTCTCGGCCCGCGCGCCGGTTTCACTGGCCCAGCCCGACACGATGCCGCCCGCGCTCACCAGCTTGCGATAGCCCGCCGTGCCCGTCCGCACGACATTGGCGATCGACCGGATCGGCGAAATGCTTTTCAGCGTGCTGCCGATCAACTGGTCGATCTCGCGCGGCACCGCATAGCCGCCCGCCGCGCCCGACGCGCCGGAAAAGCTTTTCAGCTCCACCCCCGCTTCCATCCCCTGCCGCAGATAGCGCTCGACAAAAGCCGCCCGCGCCGGGTCCACCGCCCCGCCCTTGACGCCATCGAGCGCGGGCCGCTGCTGCACCAGCAAAGCCCCCTTGAGCGCCGCCACCTCCTGCGCCAACCCCTCGATCCGCTCCCCCTGCGCAACCATTTCCAGGGTCGCTTCCAATTGATCCGTCATGCATGTTCTCCCGCTCGCAGAAACAAAAAAAAGCGGCCCCGAAGGACCGCTCGTAAAATCCTTCTCCCCCGTAGGAGAAGGATAGGAAGCCTTGCCGGCCAACTCGGCCAGGCGAAGTTGGATGACGGCGGTCATTGTTCGCCGCCCCGATTGCCTTTTCCGCCGAACCCCGCCACGTTGCCGGAAATGGGGCAATCGACTTGAACTATCCGTCTGGCGCTACTGCAGAACTCGGGCTGCTGCGGCGCACCATCGCGGGCGTGCTGGATTTCAAGGGACGCTCTCGCCGGACTGAAGTCCTGCTCTACCAGTTCGCCGTCGCACTTGTCGGCGTGACCCTCGGTTTCGCCGGCAGCACCTTCTTGCCCCACGCATTTGCGTCGACGCTCATCGTGATAGTAAGGGTCGTCACAGCGTTGCCGCTGGTCGCTTTGTTCGCCAGACGACTGCATGACCAGAACCGATCCGCATGGTGGACGCTCATTCTACCGGTGGGCATGGGACTGAACATAGTGCGCCATGAAAGCCGGCTTGTGGCAAACACGCCATCCTCGCCGCCATGGCTTGGCCTCGCTTACGTCTGTGTCGTCATATTGATGCTTGTGCTGTTCTATTGGCCTGGTACGCGCGGCCCCAACCGCTTCGGCAGCGACCCGCGCGAAGCATGAGCTTCACCCTCGCCACCAACGGCGCGCACCATGTCCCCGCAGCCCTCGACACGCCCGCGCTCGCCACCATCGAAGCCGCCCTGTCTGCCTTCCCTGCTGACCGCGCCGGCCAGCGCCTCGCCAAGCTCCCCATGCTCGCCGGGATGCTGAGCGCCACCGGCGCAGTCGGCCGCCACGCCGCCGCCCATCTGGGCGACGCCGCAAAGCCGGTGCGCGCGATCCTGTTCGACAAGAGCGCCGCCGCCAACTGGGCGCTGGGCTGGCATCAGGACCGCACCATCGCCGTCGCCACCCGCATCGATACGCCCGGCTTCGGCCCATGGACCGTTAAATCCGGCATCCAGCATGTCGCCCCGCCGCAATCGCTGCTCGACGCGATGCTCACATTGCGCATCCACCTCGACCCCGTCGAAGCCGACAACGCCCCGCTGCTGATCGCACCCGGCTCGCACCGCCACGGTCGCGTCGCCGAAACCGACGTCCCCGGCCTTGTCGCGCGCTGCGGCATCCATGCCTGTCTCGCGCAGCGCGGCGACATCTGGCTTTACGCCACGCCGATCCTCCACGCCTCCGATGCCGCCCGCCGCCCCCGCCACCGTCGCGTCCTGCAACTCGACTATAGCGCCAACCCGCTGCCCGGCGCGCTGGCGTGGTCGGGCGTCTAGCCCTTTACCCCGCGGAGATTTCCAACTCGGTGAAAACGAATTCCCCAGTCGAGCAAGCGACCATCGCAACCGGCTTATCGCCTGGCGCAAAGGCGAACCGCTTCTCCATATCCCCTATCTTTATCACCCCGTCATTACCCGTCGCCGAGACAGAAAAGGGCACGGACGTGCCGACCGGAATGGAGGCAAAAGTCTCTCCATCTTCGCCTTTTCCGTCAATGACGTGACGTGTGGCAAAGAAAATCGCCCCTTCTCGTTGTTCGTCCTTGTCGGGGATGTCCGCCAATATGCGAATGGCGACCTGCTGCTTACGGTCCGCGCTGGTCAATGAAATCAGCGCTGTCGGCAGCCATTCACCTTCCTTATAAAGTTGTCGCGCAGCAACATTGCCCTGCAATATATGGTCCGTTCCCGCCGCAACGGTCTGCAATTTTGTAAAATGGCCACCCCGCGCGTCGCAATCAAAAACAAATGGCTCGGCCATGCATGGTCCGGTGATCCCTCCTATCAAGGAAAAAATTACCCAAGACGCCATTCTTTTCACAAAGAATCTCCAATCGACTGCGCGAAAAGGCGATCTTTCCATCAACGTCGTCAAGTGCAATGATTCTCGCCAATGGCTGCATCGGATGCGTGACCAAACTCACCTCCACCAGGTCCAGCGCCAGCAATTCGCGCGGCCCCGCGCCCCGCGCCGCCTTCACCCGATATCCGAAACTCAGCCCATCGACCGCCCCGCTCGCCAGCGCCGCCGCCGCCTCGCGTCCCGCCGCCGTCCGCCGCGACACCCGGCCGATCACGCGCAGCCCGCGCGCATCCTCCCGCGCCTTTTCGACCATGCCGATCACGCAGCCCGGCCCATGCTGCCACAACAACGGCACGCCCGCAGGAACCACAGCGCCGAACGCGCCCGGCCGCACCACGTCGCCGCCCCGGTCCACCCGGTCGAACACCGCCGCATAGCCGGCGAAGCGCATGTCGCCGCTCATGCCCGCACCAGCCCCAGCAGCCCGACCTTCACCGCCACCCCCAGCAGCACCAGCGCCATGCCGATCCGCACCGCCCAGCCGATCACCGCTCCGCGCGCGGCCTTCTTCGCGTCGCGCCAGGCGGACAGCAGTTCGCGCAGTTCCCGCACATCCTTTTCCGCGCTCCGATCGCTCAGCCCCAGCCGCTCCAGCGCCCGCTCCGCGCCCAGCCCGCTCGCCTCCTCGATCAGCGCGCGGATCGTCACCATGTCGGCCACCTGCCCCTGCGCCTGCGCGACCAGCCGCGCCAGCATCTCCTCTTTCATGCCCCCGCTCCTTTTCATCGGCGCCCGCCGCGCCTATCTGGCGCACCATGAAGCGCACCCATCGCAAAGTCCTGATCGTCCTCGTGATTGCCGCCCTTGGCCTTGTCGCCTGGCATTTCGACCTGTTCCGCGCCGGCGATTGCCTGAGCCAGGGCGGCCGCTGGAACTGGGCCAATGATTTCTGCCGCCTCGACAGCCTCGCCCGGCCAGCGGCTGGCTGAAGATCGCTTCACAATTCTGTGATGGTCGAGATTTGGCGCAGGCCGAGGCGAAAATGGTGCATTTCGAGAACCGGCGCGCAGCGTGCTTAAGGCACGTGAGCACCGGAAGCGCAGAAAAGCGCCATTTGCAGCCCGGCCTGGGTCAAATATCGGCCGTCACAGCCCCAGCATCGCCTTCTTCTCCTCGGCACTCAGAAAATCCGCCGCCGCCACCCGATCCCACAGCGCCGCGCGCTCGTCCGACAGCGCCGGCACCGCGTCCAGGTCCGCCTCGATCGCCACGCCGGGCCACCAGCCGCTCAACCCCTGCGACAATCCCGCGCAGATTTTCGCCACCAGCGGCAATATCGCCTGCCGCCACAACGCCTTGTTGGCCTCGCGATAATTGGCGTAGCTATTGTCGCCCGGCAGCCCCATCAGCATCGGCGGCACGCCAAAGGCCAGCGCGATCTCCCGCGCCGCCGCGCTTTTCAGCCCCACGAAATCCATCTCCGCCGGCGTCAGGCTCATCGCCTGCCAGCTGAGGCCACCCTCCAGCAGCATCGGCCGCCCCGCATTGGCCGCGCCGGCAAAGGCCGCCTCCATCTCCCGCTTCACCCGCTCATATTGCTCGGGCGAAAAGACCGATCCGTCGCCCGGATCATAGACCATCGCGCCACTGGGCCGCGCCGCATTGTCGAGCAGCGCCTTGTTCCACGTCGTCGCCGCATTGTGGATCGCCACCGCGCCCGCCGCCGCGCCCGCGCAGCCCAGCCCATAATGATCGTCCAGCGGATGCAGCGCCTTCAGGTGCAGCAGGCTGGTGCGCCCCGCGCCGTCCTCCGGCGACAGGCGCATCACGCTGTCCCCGACGCGATACAGATAGGCCGCCGGCCAGCCGCGCGCATCCGCCTCCACGCTGACCCGCTCGGGCCGCAGCGCGAACAGTTCGGCCGGCATCCCGTCCGCGCCCGCGATCACCTGGACATAGCCATTGCCGTGCAGCAGCAGGTGGCAGGCCAGCGTCTCGATCAGCCCCTGCCCCGCCGAAGCCCGCCCGACCAGCGCCAGCACCCGCGCGCCATCCTCCACGCCGCGTATCTTGATCGCCGTCGCGCCCGCGCCTTCGGACACCAGCCGCATCGCCCGCTGCGCCACCGCATTGCCCATCACCCCGGCACGCAGCTGCGCCTCATAGGATGCCGGCCATTCCCCCAGCGCCACCGCGCCCGTGCCCCAGGCGCGCGCCAACACCGGCCGCGCATCGCCCGATGCGGCCGCCTTCGTCCCGAACCATTTCATTACACTGTCCCCAAACGCAAAAACCCTCTCCCGCCGGGGGGAGAGGGTCGGTTGAACGCAAAACCCCTCCCGCTGGCGGGAGGGGCAGCGAGACTTGCGCGCGCAGCGCGCCGGTCGCAGCGGGGGGGGCAGTCGCGCAAAACCCCTCCCGCTGGCGGGAGGGGCAGCGAGACTTGCGCGCGCAGCGCGCCGGTCGCAGCGGGGTGGGCAGTCGCTCCCCGTCAGCCCGGCCGCCTCATCGATTGCGCGCCAGCACCCGGTCGCACGCGGAATCCGTGCCTTCGCTCTTGCCGATCACCCGGCCCGCGACCGCGCCGGCCGCACCGGCCAGCAAGGTTTCGCCCAGGCTCCCGCCCGCCAGCGCCCCGACGCCCGCGCCACCGGCCGCGCCGATCACCGTGCCCTTGTCGCGGCCTTTCTTGCCCTTGAGCAGGCAATAGCGCACATCGTCGCGATCCTTGGGCGCCGCCCGCGCGATCCGCGCGCGATCGCCGCTATTCAGGCTCGCCGCCATCACCGGCGTCGCAACCACCGAAACACCGACGAGCGCCGCGAAGATTTTGGCTGTCTTCATGTCACTTGCTCCGTTGAAAACCATCATGGATCAGGAACGGATCGGCCGGCGCGCCGGTTCCGTCATCCGGCGCGGCTTTCCCTTGGCCAACTCACGGCAATCCCCGTCAGCAACCATGTCGTCCAGATCAGCCAATAGGCCCAGAGCAGATCGGCCTCCCGCGCCAGCGGTAGCATCCGCACATGAAATCCGATCCATAGGATCAACAGTCCGGCAAAAAGCTGAAGCGACGGAAAACAGGCGTCGCCGTTCATGCGGCCCGCGATTTTCCATCGCCAGCCCCCATCATGATCGGCGGGCGCGTAGAGTGCGAAAGCAAAGCGAAGAAACGGCAGCATCAACAGCAGCGTCATCGGAAAGGCGAGCATTTCCAGAACCGGAATATAATCATTGAAACAGTCGTCGAAGCCGCCCGTGAACCGCCTCCCGGCGCATCGGACATTCCTCGCCACGATAGGACCATATGAAAAGGCGAAGGGGTATCCGACCCACAGGGGAACGCTCAGCACCGCCAGCCAGAAACGCAATCGTTCGCTCATGCAGGCCCTCCAGCCGCTCCCTGTAGCACAACCTCACAACCCCCGCACCCGCGCCTCGCCCCGCCGCCCCAGCATCAATTCGCTCAAGGCCCACACCAGCGCGTCCGCCCGGTCCGGCGACCGTCCCGGCCCGACATAGCCGCCGCCCGCCAGCAGCCCGCACATCTGGTCCTCCATGTCGGGAAAGGCGCCGCGATGCGCGACCCGCCCGGCTTCATACAGCGCCGCCACCGGCTCGGCCCCC